CTACAGTTTGATGAAAGCAAGAGCTCAAATCCATTTGCTTACTATACAGCAGCCATAACAAATTCATTTACCCGAGTACTTAATATTGAAAAACGTAATCAAAATCTACGTGATGATATCCTAGAAATGAATAACTTTGCTCCTAGCTACACTAGACAGGGAATGAATGTAGGGTATCACCACGACAGCGATGATTAACATCTAGTTTAATCTGCCAATCACCAAGGATAAATATTTGTAAGAGATTGGCAGAGATGAAATATAAAAAAGATTACTACGGGTATGTGTATGAGTGGACAAATACTAGAAATGGTAAAAAATACATCGGTTCGCACTACGGATCAGTAGAAGATTATTATACTGGTTCAGGTAAGGAGTTTATGCCTGCTTACAAGTCGTCGCCTGAAGATTTTGTTATGAGGGTTCTCGAGTATGTAAAAGTTAACGATAAACAACAAGTTCTTAATATAGAAAAGAAGTGGTTAGATACAATTCCAAATATTAAAGATAATCCAATGTATTATAACTTGAATAACGATGCGGTAGGTGGATTCGGATACATCAATAACAGTCACATAGAAAAAAGAGCAGAAACATTAAAAGAAAAACATCGTAAACACGGACTAAGTGAAGCCGAAAGAAATTCTTACAAAAAGAAAATAAACACAAGATTAAAAAGAATAGCAACTACCGGGTTTACTGAAAAAGAAAAAGAGCAACATTCAAAATACGGATATCAAGTACAAATCACTAAACCCAACGGAGAAACGATGATTTATAACTCTTGTGGTGAGGCTACCAGAGATCTTGGTATTGATGTTCAATATGGGTTAAAGGTATGTACCACAAGGCTTGACTTTAAGGGTTATAAGATAGTAAAATTGCGTGACCCTATAACAGATTGTCGATAATGGCCAACTTATTCAAAAAAGCAGCAGTATTTACAGATTTACATCTAGGACTCAAAGGAAATAGTCAGCAACACAATGAGGATTGTCTTAACTTTATAAAGTGGATGACCAAGACAGCCAAGGAACACGGCTGCGAAACTTGTTTATTTCTTGGCGACTATCATAATAACAGGGCCAGTATAAATATCGTGACGCTGAACTACAGCCTACGAGCACTGGAACACCTGAATGACAATTTTGATCAAGTGTATTTTATTCCTGGAAATCATGATCTTTATTATCGCGATCGTAGAGACGTGCAGTCCGTCGAGTGGGCGAGACATCTTCCGCGTGTTCAAATAGTAAACGATTGGTTTGAGCAAGATGACGTAGTCATTGCTCCTTGGTTAGTCGGAGACGATCACAAGCGTATACTCAAAATGTCCGCCAAGTATTGTTTTGGACATTTCGAGCTACCCGGTTACCTAATGAACGCAATGGTGGCTATGCCTGATCATGGTGAAGTACGCAGAGAGCACTTTACAGGATTCGAACATGTCTTCACCGGACACTTCCACAAACGACAAACACAGAGAAACATCACATACATTGGCAATTGTTTTCCACATAACTATGCTGATGCTGGCGATGATCTGCGTGGATTAATGATCTTGGAATGGGGACAGGAGCCCGAATTTCATGCTTGGCCCGATCAACCCGTATATAGAGTCTATGATTTGAGTACTGTATTAGATGATCCCGCAGCGGTACTAAAACAGAATACCCACGCTAGAATTAACCTAAACATCGATATTACCTACGAAGAAGCCGGATTCCTGCGTGATACTTTTATGAACGACTACGGTTGTAGGGAAATCAAACTGATTCCAAATACACAGGCCGACTTAGAAAATCAGATCATACAAGGCAATATTACGTTCCAAAGCGTAGATCAAATTGTAAATCAATCCTTGACTGCTATAGAAAGTACGCAGTATAATCGCAACTTACTGCTAGAAATATACAAAACCCTATGATTAAGATAAAAAACGTCACTGCCCGTAACTTTCTAAGTATAGGCAATGTCACACAAAGCGTAAATCTCGATCGTAGTGATCTTACCCTTATTTTGGGCGAAAACCTAGACTTAGGCGGAGATGATTCAGGTGCTCGTAATGGCACAGGTAAAAGTGCTCTACTGAATGTAGTCAGCTATGCCTTGTACGGATCCGCACTGACCAATATTAAAAAAGATAACTTAATCAACAGGACTAACGATAAAAACATGTTGGTCACTGTTGAATTTGAAAAAGACGGGCAAGACTACCGCATTGAACGTGGCAGAAAGCCTAACGTATTGAAGTTTTATGTGGGTGGTCAAGAACAGCAAAGCGCCGACGAAAGTCAAGGCGATAGTAGAGAAACACAGGCAGCAATTGAACGATTGTTGAGTATGAGTCATACTATGTTCCAACATATTGTAGCTCTGAATACTTATACTTTGCCGTTTCTCAGCCTACGTGCCAACGAACAACGTGAAATTATCGAGCAGTTGCTGGGCATAACACTATTAAGTGAAAAAGCCGACGGACTCAAAGAGCGTATTAGACAGAGCAAAGAACACATACAGCAAGCCGAAGCTGATTTGAAAGCTAGAGTTGATGCTAACCGTAGAATCGAAGAACAAATCGAATCCCTAAAGCGTAGACAAACCCTTTGGCAGAACAAACACGCTACCGACTTAGAAGAATTGCGTTTGGCTTACGATCAACTTAATCAAATTGATATTGATGCAGAAATTTCTGCACACCGGGCACTTACCCTTTATAGTACCAAACAGCAGCAGATCGCCGCACTAACATCAGAAATTCGTAGAACAGAAACTGACTTAACTAGAGAGCACAGAGATCTAGCAAAAATAGAGCGAGAAATATCGAGTCTACGCAATCACAAATGTCATACCTGCGGCAATGATTTTCACGACCGGCAACAAGTTGCTGTATTAAAAGAACGCGAATCTGCCAAGCATGAAGCAGAAAAAACCATTGGCGAGCTAGAAAAAAGCCTATTGGAACAACAATCCCAATTAAATTCGCTAGGTGAATTAGGTGCAAGGCCCGTTGTATTTTATGATCACGAAAGTGATGCTGTAGAACATCGTGCTACACTAGCAGGTTTACAGCAACAAATTCTAGCAAAGGCAGCAGAAACCGATCCTTACGGCGAACAAATTGTAGAAATGCAGACCACTGCTCTAGCTGAAATCAGTTACGATCGCATAAACGAGCTAGTACAGGTTCGCGAACACGAAGAATTTCTGTTAAAGTTGTTGACTAACAAAGACAGCTTTATTCGTAAGAAAATTATTGACCAGAACTTGAATTACTTAAATACACGACTCAGCTATTACTTAGAAAAGATTGGATTACCACATCAAGTTAGCTTTAAGAACGATCTTAGTGTAGAAATTACAGAATTGGGTCGTGATTTGGATTTCGACAACCTTTCAAGGGGAGAACGTAATCGATTAATTCTAAGTTTGAGTTGGGCGTTTCGTGATGTTTACGAAAGTTTATATCACAAGATGAATTTACTGTTTGTAGATGAATTAGTAGATTCAGGCTTAGATAGTTCAGGTATGGAAAGTAGTCTTGCTATACTGAAAAAGATAAGTAGAGACAGTCGTAAGAGTGTCTGGCTAGTATCACACAGAGACGAGTTAGTTAGTAGAGTTGGTAATATACTTAGAGTAACAAAACAAAATGGTTTCACTACGTATAGCACCGATGTCGAAGTTTAGGGACGAAACAGTTAAAACGAAATGACAACAAATAACAAAGTCCGCAAAGACCACCCCAAACTTAGACTTTAGTATAAGTAAAATAACAGATGCCATCAAAAAGTAAGAACAAAGGAAGTAGTTTCGAACGTGACGTAGCCAAGATGTTGTCAGAAACCTTTGGCGAAAGTTTCATTCGTGTTACTAACTCTGGTGCTTACATAGGTGGTAAGAATACCGCAAGAAAAGACACATTATCAGAGGCTCAAATTAGGCACAGCAAAGGCGACATAGTACCAGGACCCAGTTTTGGTCGTATGAACGCTGAAGCAAAAAATTACGCAGATTTTCCATTT